CTTGAATGTTCTTGACCCTGATTTGGGTTTTCCATGCAAGCCATGCAATGTCTGTCAAGCGCAGTTCTGTTTCAAACTTTGTGACGCTGCGATTCCATGTGCGTTCAAACGCTACGAAATCCGCAAAGATTGCTGTGCAGTCTTTTGTTGAACCATCGTTGAAGATGATTCGCATTTCCATTTTCATTTTGATGCTGTCCTTATTTGCTTAGGTTGTTGTCTTGACCAGTGTTCCACCAGTGAAAGAAAGTGATGTCATCACCAACTCTCCCACACCGCCTGCAACAGGTGAATGAGAAGCCAAGAAGGTTCCACTCAATGTGTATAGGGGGTTTGTTGCAGATGTTGATGCGCTGGTTGCTTTGACGGTCACAGTGGTAGTTGTTCCTACCAATGGATAAATCAACGCTTCCACGCTTGTTGATGGTGAACCAGCAGGAATTGTCACAGCGAAATCCTGCATTAGCGCAACTTCAAGTGAATTGTTTTGCAAACCACCAGCAAACTTGCGTGCGCCAGAACCATCAAAACTGGTTACTTCAATTGAATCAACTTCATAATTCAATGTGATGCTGTTGGCTTTACTTTGTACAGCCACACCAGCAATGGTGATGACTGCATCTGTGAGTGCAAGAACAGCCATGACTATGCAACAGCCTTGGTGATGGTTCCACCTGTGAACGAAAGCGTTGTCATAGCCAACTCTCCCACACCGCCAGCAACGGGTGAATGACTAGCAAGAAAAGCACCTGTGATTGTGTAAGAAGGATTTGCTGCGCCAACAGCACCTGATGTTGGCTTGATGACCAGTGTGGTTGTCGTGCCTACAAGCGGATAGATGGTGGCTTCAGTTTGTGATACTGCGAAGTCTTGCATTAGCGCAACTTCAACAGACAGGTTCTGCAAACCACCAATGAAGTTGTGGTTAGAACCAAACGCTGTGACTTCAACGGAATCAACTTCATAGTTGACGGTCACACTGTTGGCTTTGCTGCTCAACGCAACGCTGTTGATTGTGATGCTGGCATCAGTTAGGGCAAGAACAGCCATGACTATTCACCTTCCGTAGTTGTGGTTTTTTGTGTCTTTGATGAAACAACTTCAAGATGTCCACCTTCAAGCAACGCTTGCAAGTTTAGTCCTTCAAGTTCTGCTTCAGTAACAGTTGCACCTTGTTTGCCAAGTGTGCAGTTATCGCTGATTACTTTGAATGATTGCATTGTGATTCCTTTATGCGTAGATAGTTACGGAGAATGAAACTTGCAGATATTCTGCATCATCTTGTTCTAGTGCGCTGATGTTTGCAGATGATGCAACAACAAGATTCTGACAAGCACCACCCAATGTCAGGTCACCTTCAAGAGCAGCACGAATAGAAGAAGCACCAGTGGGTGACAAGAAGCCATCAAGGTTGGTGATTGCAACACGGTCAACCCATCTTCCAACAACTACATACACAGTCCAATCAAACTGTGTCATTGCGCTACCCATGCCCATTGTCTGATGATAAGACACAGTGTTCAATACGGGGTATGCGAATGGTGGGTTTAATTGTTCAGGCTGATACGAATACGCACGCACACCAGCGATGGTGTCAAGTCTTACCTGAAGCCCTGTTGCGATAGCAGATACAGATGACATCAGACAGTGCCTGCGCCAGCAGTAGGAATGATGAACTGTTGCAACAAGTCACGCACATCAGGGTCAACAGCACGCACCTGAATAGCCATGTCAGCAAAACCAACCACGCCTAGTGCAGCGTTCAAACGCGCAAACTGGCGCATTGATAAAAGAATCGCAGCCTGCTCAACATCGGCAGGTATTGCGTTCCAACCCCACTGCGCTGTGACCTGCACCATTGGCTTGTCATTGGCGAATGGGAACGAATAGCCATTGATGCAAACAATGCGTCTGTATGGCTTTCCTGTGATGGCTGTGTTCAATGGCTCTAGTTGGTACTGCTGTCCCTGTGTCCATGTAGTTGCGTAGGAACCATCACCAAGGCTGTCAATCTTTACTGTGACACTGCTGTTGGCAATGTCGTTCAGTACGCCACATTCATAGATGCTGGCAGGGTAAACCTGAATGGCTGTCTGCTGTGTCTTGTAGAACCACCTGTTGCAGTATCCATCAATTCTGCGTGACGCAGATTGAATAGCGGATTCAAGCAAAGTGTCATCAGCGTTGTCTGTCAGACGCAGTGCAGCCTTGACCTGTGCAAGTGTGCAGTATCCATTCACGATTGCCATTGCTAGTCAGTTGCACGCTTTCTGGTAGCAGGCTTTGCTGCACGCTCAACCATAGGTTCAGCAGTTGCAGTCTCAATAGGTGCGCTGGTCTTTGTGTAGCCAGCATCACGCAAAGCAATATCAACTTGCTTCACGCGGTCAGGAAGATTCCTGCGCACATATCCTTCACGCTCAATAAGAAGCGCATCAATCAATTGTGTGTTCATGTTTTCTTTCAAAGGTGATGGTGCTGGCTGCCGTGTCTCTACTCACAGCCAGCACCATCAAACTATTGAACCTTCAAGGATTAGAAGGTTGGGGTCACCAGTGCTGTACCAGTTACCTTTGCCCATGCGTTTGCATAGCGGTTGGCTGTGTATGCGCTGTAACCATAGACAACTGCAAGCACATCAAGTTGTGCAGCCTTTGGCTGGTCAAAGCGAAGGTACATTGGCGCACCGTCTGATTCTTCCCAAAGGTGCAACTCATTGGTATCACCAATGTAGATTGCGTCTTGGTTGGTTCCTGAACCTTGGTTGGTTGCAACATTGGCATCTGTGACCACAGGAAGTCCTGCGATTGCGTAGCCACTGTTTGCGTAGCGAACCACGCCACCATCGCCAACAGCAAGTGCGTTCATTGGTGACTGTGGAACAGGTACAGCCAATGGACGGTTGGTGCTGTCAAGGGCTGCAAGAATCCATGCCAAACGGCGTGGGTGCATGATGATGACATTGGGGTTGCCGTAGTAGGTGGTCTGAACCTTCTGAATTGCATCAAGAAGTTTTGGATACAGTTCAGCAACGGTTGGTGATGCATCTGTTGCGGTCACTGACTGACCAGCAGATGCTTCAATCTCTGCAACAACGGCTGCGTCAAGTGTCGTGTGGTATGAACGAATCAAGTCATTCATCACAAGCGCATCAACGCCTGTGCCACGCTCAAGAGCCTGACGGGAAACTGTCTGCTGACCAGCGATGGTGACAACGCTGATGTCCAACTTGGTGTCGTCCATGTTGGTTTCAGAAACAGCATCACCTTCTGTTTGTGCTGCTGTGCTTGAACCAGTGGTGACCTTGCTGATGCTGATGGTCAAACCAGCAGCAGGCAACTGATGCTTGGCTGCAACATCTGCAACGGGGCGACCAGCGCGTGCCAATGGTGCTGCAAGTTCAGTCAAGAACTGCGGAACAATCAAGCCAGCAAAGTTTGCTGAAGTTACATCACGGCGTTCTACACGCTCTTCATTCATGTGGCGTGCAAGACGCTCTTTGGCAACATAGTCATTGTTGAACTGTGCTGCGAATGCGTCAGCCAAAAAAGATGCGCTGCGGTTCTCGCGTGTGTAGGTGCGTGGTTCAGACTTGACAACAGCAGGTGAAATCAAGCCAGCCTGCGAACGCATCTCTGTTGCGCTTGCATTGCGTGCTTCAAGTTCCTTGTGCTGTGCAATCTGTGCATCAAGTTCTGATGCGGAACGAAGAGCAACACCAATGGTGTCATTCTCTTCTGTGGTTAAGTCACGCGCTTCTGCTTCTGCTGCATCAACGATGCCTTGTGCAGATGCAAGATGTGCGTCACGCTTTTCAATCAACTTTTCTGAAAGTGCCATTTGGGGCTTCCAATCTTGTAGTGGGTTTGTTGTTGTGGTGAGTGTCGCACTGGCGTGTGGCTAGTTGACGGCTCTTGCCATCGCAAGCGCAATTTGTGCTTTGCGTAGCGATGTTGAAGCAACGGTAGCAATCACTGTTTCATTTGATTGGTTGTTGCGAATCTCTGCACTGGTTTCTTCATAGGCAGGGTAGGTGACAAGGCTGACATCATGAAGCCTGACTTCTTTCAGTTCACGCACTGACCTGTCGCTATTCCAACCATCTTTGATTGTTTCAAAAGCAAAAGACATCTGTGTGACATCGCCACGCATCAACGCACTGCGCATCTTCACTGCGTCAGGGTTGTTTGGGTCTAGGCGTGCTTCCATGAATAAACCTTTGTCATCTTCACGCAGGGTCAGTGTGCCTGACTTTGTGCGTGCCAGTGGCACACCTGTATGGTCAATAAGCAAACGCACATCAGCACCATCATTGATGGTTTTCTTGAATGCACCCCTGCGCACAAACTCTGTCCAAGGCAACGGCTCTGATGGTGAATCAAACACGGCTGCATATCCACTGACAGTCCAACCATCTTCAGAATCGTCAAGCGCACGCAATTCAAGATTGGTGTATGCAATCTGCTTGCGCTGTTCATTGCTCTTGCTAATCACCCAACGATGTTCGCGCACTGCTGGTGCAGTTCTCTCTTCATCTTCAAGTTCAGCATCAAGATTGTCAATGATTCCTTGTGCGTAGTCCATAGTTCTTTGTGCTTCTTCCTTTGTTGAACCACTGCCCCACAGAAGATGCGCCACAACACCTGCTGTGATTTCACCATCTGCTGCGTCTAAGTCCACCATATGTCGTGCTATCCAAGGCGCAATTTTGCGCCACTTATCAACAGTGACTTCACCTGAAGCCATACTGCGTGCATCTTCAACGGTCTGTGGCTGAAGCCCATCACCAGACAATCCTTCTGCGTGGTATTCCAAACCACGCTTGGCATTGTCACGCATGAACTGTGGTGCTGATAAATCAATCTGGCGTTGCGCTCTTGAATCCATCTCAATTTCAAGTTCATCATCATCTTCATATTGAAGTTCTGATTCACCAATCTTTTCAGCGATTTCATCAAGAATGCTTTTCACTGCGTCATATGCACGCTTCAATGCGTCAACTTGCATTGATGGGTCTTGCTTCATTTCATACTGCTCATTCATATCATCATCAGTAATTAGTTCAATGTTGGTGAGTAGTGCGCGTTCTGCCCAATCACCCATTGGTTCTAGTTCTTCAGATAATGAGACAGCAACCATCTGGTCAATAGCGTCTTGCTTTGTTTGATGGCAACCAATTGTTTCAGGTGCGCTTTCAGGGGTATCAGCCTTGATGGTTGCCCACCCTGCGCAGTCATTCATTGTGTCACTGATGTAGTAAGGCATTCTTTTTCCTAGTCAGTAGGTGGGATAATCACACGCATATCAATGCTCTTGCCTGCTTCAGCGATTGCGTACAACGCAGTCTTTGGTGGAAGCCCACCAGCCAAGGGTGCGCCATGCTTAATGATGGGGAACCCTTCTGCAACAGTGACATCAGCACCGCCTATGTAGCAAGTCTCATTGTTGTTCACATGAAGAAATACAGGTCTGTTGATGTCATCAGCAGCCACTAGCAGTGTCACAGTATCGGTCACAGTTACTTTGTAAGCCTTCATTCATGCACCAAACTATCCACGCCCAATGTGGGCAAATCGCCACCTTCAACACCAGCGACAGGTGCGCCAGCAATACCAAGAATGAACTGGTCACCACCCTCATAAGGCTCTCTGCCTTCAATGTGGCGTGCCTCATTAGGTGTCAAAGTCCCTGACATAATCATTACTTGTTGTGCGCGCACACGGGTCAGCAAGTCAGCGCGTGCAAACTCATTCACATCAAAGCGCACCTGTTCATCAGGGGACATCAATTCAGTTATCAAATCTTCAAGCCTTCTGCACCAAGGCAACAGCGTGTGGCGCAAGAAGTTGATACCTGCTGATTCAACATTCTGATATGTCTGTGTGTCGCCACCAGAACCATTAATCATGTGCAATGGGATTCTGTATGCGCGTGAAATGTCACGCACAATTGCTTCACGATAGTTGATGGTATCCATGTCAGAAGCAGACACAGTGACACTGCGCCACTTCAAACCACCAGTCAAGACTGCTGGCTTGCGGTTCTTGTAGAGCGTGTCAACCCATGTCTGACGCAACACTTCTGCTGCTTCAGGTGACAAGTTGTTGTCAGTCTCTAATACTGAAGATGGCGTTGCGCCATCGCCATAAAACTGCGCCAAGAAACGGTCAATAGCGATGTTGGTTCCGATTGCCTGACGCAATGAATCAATGGGTGAAAGACCACGCACCTGATTAGGGAAACGCAACCAATCAACCTGCTTCAACACATCACTAGTGAACTGTTCAGAACTACCACTGATGGTGTAGATGCGTTCGCCATAAGTAATGCTGTTTTCATTGGTGTCAATTTGAATTGAAACCCTGTCAGGGTGAATGTTTCTCAACTCAACAACCATGCCGTTTTTGCGTGGTGCATAAACAAAGCAAGTGCCATGAATGGCAAGCGTGGCAATGAACTGGTGTACAAAGTCAAACATTGTTTGCTCTGCGTTGGGCTTGCGCAACACCAAAGGCTTTGACAGTTTTTCGTATCGGCTGTTGACTTCACGGTACAAGTCCAAAGGCATCAACGCGACAGAATCAGCAAGCAGTGTCACAGCAGCCATGATGGTTGTGCTGGTGAAGGCTGTGTTCTGGTCAACAATCTCACCAGCAGAAGAACCATACGCAGGTCTTGCAGTCAACCCTGATGGGTCAATGCTTGGTGGCAACTGGCGTTGCTCAACCTTCCTGAACAGGCTCATGCGTTGGCTTCAATCATCGCAACAACAGCAACACCAGTGACGATAAATCCACTAGGGATATGAATCATAAATACACCTGCGCAAGCAATAACAAGACCAATGGTTTCAGCAATCAACAGTTTCATGCCATCACCATACTGACGCAATCATAGGTTGTGGTGTACTAGTGCCACGCCTAGTTGCCCTGTCAATAGCCATGACTAGTGCAATGCACGCGTCAATCTTTCTGCGTGACTTACCTTTGGACAATCGCCAACCCTGTTCAGTCATGCGCTGTGCTGCTGACAACACTTGGTCAGTGAACATAGGTGAACCATCATGGGCAATCTTCTTGCCAACAATCAGTTCATATGTAGTACCGCAAGCAGGAATCATTCGCTGTGCTGATTGCGGAAACTCAACCATTGGCAACCCATCGTCATACAACGCTTCTGCTGAACGCTGAAAGAACGCAGGGTCATACGCAAACTCTTGAACATTGTATTCATTGTGCAAGAAGCGTAGGTGTTCTTCAATAGCGTGAATATCAATACCGTCAATATCGGGGTGGAATATCTTTGCCTTCACACCAATCTTCCCGTCATCGTGTGGCTGTGCAATCACAATGCCGATGCTGTCATGCTTCAACGCCATGTCAATGCCAACCCACGCAGGGTCATATGCGTTGATTTCACTTGCTGATGGATTGTTGCAATTGTCCCATGCGCCAGCAGGCAACCATGATTCTTGCGCACGCACCCACTGGTTCAGACGGAATCTACGCATTGCTGATTCAGATGACTGCTGTGCGCTCACACGCATATCTTCCATGTCAAGAAGTCCCAACGCCAGATTAGGGTTGGCAATCTTCCATTGCTTTTCGTCATTCACATTGCAATCAGTTTTGGCTTCCCACCACCACGCACCAAAGTAAGGGTCAACAACTTCACCAGCAGCAACCTGTTTGCCATATTGGTACAACCTGCCACACAATGTTTCTAGGTCATAACCAGCAGTAGTAATTGCCACCACTAATGGGTCAAGACGCGCACCAGAACCCATAGTCAAAGCGTCATACAAATCATCATTGCGTTGCACATGAAGTTCATCAAAGATGACCAGCGATGGGTTCAAACCCTGCGCCAGTTTTCCATCAGCCGACAACACACGGTACACAGCGTTTGTTGCAGGGACTTCAATCGCGTCACGATAGACCTTGCATTCAGGCATCAGCGATGGTGATTGAACAATCTGTTGTTTGGCTTCTTCAAACACAATGCGTGCCTGCTGTCTGTCACCTGCTGCTGAATAAACTTCCGCACCTGCTTCACCAGCAAACAACCCATACAGCGCAAGCGCAGAACCCAACAGTGATTTGCCTTGCTTACGGGGCAACCCAACCAGCGCACGCTTGTATCTCAAACGCCCATTGGCGTTGCGTTCTAACATTGAACGCAGAAGCCACTGTTGCCAATCAGTAAAGACCAAAGGCTCATGCGCTTTGACACCCTTAGTCAAACGCAAGAAGTGTTGCGCAAAATCAATCACATCATCACCATCACTAATCTTGCTGATGCTTGGTGTGTAGAACGCAGGTTGCCACAACTGCTTAGGCTTCATTGGCACGCTTCTTTGCAACAGACTTTCTGAACAATTCCATCTGGCTTTCAACCTGCACTGCTTGCAAACCCAATCGTGAACGGTCAACAGGTGTAAGACCCAACGCACAAATCAGC